CCTTGACAACACGTTTAACACGTTTATCGGTCAGGGTCAGCCTTTTTATGCCACAGTCAATCCAGACCAATCAGGTCTGAACATTACAAGTAGCACAATCAACAGCACCACAATCGGTGCTTCTGTGCCATCTACGGGTGTTTTTACTAACATCCTGACGACAACAGGGCAAGTCACAACCTCCCCAACTGGCAACACAGACATTGCCAACAAGTTTTATGTTGATAGCGTTGCTCAAGGGTTAAACCCCAAGCAAGCGGTTAAATGCGCTACAACTGCAAACATTTCTCTGACTGGCCTCCAAACCATTGACACCTACACCACATTGGCGGGTGATCGGGTCTTGGTCAAGAATCAAAGCACATCGTCAGAAAACGGCATTTATGTTGCATCTGCGTCCGCGTGGACAAGAGCAACAGACATGGATGTTTGGGCAGAAGTGCCAGGCGCTTACACGGTGGTTATCAGTGGTTCTGTAAACGCAAATACAGGGTGGGTGTCCACTTCTGCGACTACGGGAACAATCAACGTCACCGCAGTCACGTTTGTTCAGTTCTCAGGCGCTGGAACTTACTTTGCGGGAACGGGTCTTAGCCTAGCAGCAAACACGTTCTCAATCACCAATACTGGTGTGACAGCTGCTAGTTACGGGTCTGCATCTAAGACTTTGACGGCTACGGTTAACGCACAAGGTCAATTGACTTCATTGGCAGACACAAACATTGCCATTGCCAACACCCAAGTTTCGGGTTTGGGAACAATGTCCACTCAGAATGCCAACAATGTGGCAATTACGGGCGGCACGATCACAGGAACGCCCATCAGCGGCTCGACTGTGGGTGGATCAACTATTACTGCTTCAGTTCAGTTTAGCGGGCCTGGTACTGGACTCACAGGAACGGCAACAAGCCTTTCAATCGGTGGGAATGCTGCCACAGCGACATCGGCAACAACTGCCACAAGTGCGACAACGGCAACCACAGCTACAAACCTTGCGGGTGGTGTGGCGGGATCAATGCCTTACCAAAGTGCGGCTGCGACTACTGCAATGCTTGGAATTGGCACTAATGGTCAAGTCTTAACGGTTTCAAGCGGTTTACCCTCTTGGCAAACATTATCAAGCTTTGCGGTGACAAGTTTTAGCGCAGGAACTACGGGATTTACCCCAAGTTCAGCGACAAGCGGTGCAATCACCCTAGCAGGGACTTTGGCAACGACAAACGGTGGAACGGGTCTTACAGCGTTTACATCAGGCGGGGCGGTCTATGCCTCAAGCACATCAGTATTAACGACAGGAACGCTTCCTGTGGCCTCTGGCGGTACTGGCGTGACTGCAAGCACAGGAACTGTGGCGGTTGTTCTTTCAACTTCCCCCACTTTGGTGACTCCTATTCTTGGAACGCCTCAATCGGTAACTTTGACAAACGGCACAGGATTGCCTTTAGGCACAGGCGTTACAGGCACTTTGCCAATAGCCAACGGTGGAACAAACGGGTCTGCAACCCCGACTGCGGGAACTGTGGCCTATGGGACGGGGACTGCTTACGCATTTTCAGCTGCGGGAACAACAGGCCAGGTTTTACAGTCTAATGGTGCATCAGCCCCGACTTGGGTGACTCCAACGGCTTATGCAACGGTTACAGACGACACAACTACTAATGCAACCCGTTACCCGTTGTTTGCAGCCGCTACAGCGGGCAATTTAACAACTGAGTATGTCAGCTCTACCAAGTACCAATTTAACCCGTCTACGGGGCTTTTAACGGCTACAGGGTTTAGCGGGTCAGGGGCAAATCTGACAAGCATTCCAAACGCTGCCCTGGTTAACTCTAGCGTTACTATTGGCTCAACAGTTGTGGCTTTGGGTGCGACTGTGACCACATTTGCGGGTCTGACTTCTGTTACATCGACAACCTTTGTGGGCGCTTTGACGGGTAATGCCAGTTCAGCAACGACAGCGACAACCGCAACAAACGCCACAAACATTGCGATTACTGACAACACATCGTCTGTTTCCACTTATTACCCTGTTATTTCCTCTGTAACAACAGGAAACACGGGTGCAACAACTTCATCGACTAAGATTAGTTTTGTGCCAAGCACAGGGGTTTTGAGCGCCACATCGTTTACGGGTGAGGGTACGGGTTTGACAGGTACAGCGGCTAGTTTGTCGATTGGTGGTAATGCTGCGACGGCTACATCAGCCACAAGCGCAACCACAGCGACAACGGCAACAAATGCCACAAACACAGCGGTAACAGATAACACAACCACAAACGCTGTTTACTATCCAACATTTGTAAGTGCCATAACTGGTAATTTGCCACAACTTGTTTCATCAACAAAGTTAAAATACAACCCAAGCACAGGCGCATTAACCGCCAATCAGCTAATCATTGCACCGTAAGGAAACATCATGGGAACTTTAGTCTTTCAGGCAACACTAGGCGGTGCGGTCAATATCATTGGCCCGAATATCGCATCTACCATTAACTTTACCTTGCCAAGTGCTGATGGCTCTAGTGGTCAGACTTGGACAACCAATGGTTCTGGTTTATTGACATTTGGCACTTTGGGGGTTGGTGGTGGCGGTACGGGTCTAACAACTCTTGCCACAGGTTCTTTGTCTTATGGTGCGGGTACAAGTGCATTCAGCGCCCTAGCTATTGGTACGGCAGGGCAAATTCTGACTGTTAACTCAGGCGCTACTGCACCCCAGTGGTCTACATTGTCTGGCGTGGCGGTAACAACATTCTCTGCTGGAACGACTGGTTTTACACCATCTAGCGCAACGGCTGGTGCGGTCACATTAGCTGGTACGTTGGCTACAACCAACGGAGGTACAAACCTAACATCATTCACATCAGGCGGTGTTGTCTATGCTTCTAGCACAAGTGCATTGGCTACTGGTAGTGCGCTTTATTTTAGTGGGACAAATTTGGGTATAGGCACTTCGTCACCATCACAAAAACTGCAAGTAGCTGGAAATGTTCTTGTTTCTGATGCTGCTTGGTTTGGTTTTGGTGATGCTGATGAGCGTATTGTTGGCAACAATACTGGCTTTATGCAGTTTTTTGTTAATGGCTCAGAGCAAATGCGCCTTAATTCAGCAAACCTTGGTGTTGGTACAACTTCTCCTCAAGCAAGACTTGCTGTCAGCAATAGTGGCGCAAATGGATTTGAGTTTGACCCAGGCGGTGCACTTATTTCTAGCTATAACCGAAGCACAAGTGCATTTACAGCCGTAAAGTTTAGAGCCTTAAGCTACATATTTAATCTTAATAATAGTAATGATGCGCTTGCGCTTGACGCATCAGGCAATCTAGGCTTGGGAGTTACTCCGAGTGCTTGGGGGTCATCTAAGTTTGCAATGCAACTTGGTACAAGAGCATCACTGTATGGCGCAAACAATCTGACTGTTCTTGGAAACAACTATTACGATAACGGAACAAATAATATCTATATTGCTACTGCGGCGGCAACAGATTATTATCAGTCAGCGGGTACTCATGTTTGGCGCACAGCCGCATCAGGCACAGCAGGAAACGCTATCACCTTTACTCAGGCGATGACTCTGGATTCCTTTGGGCAACTTGGTATTGGTACAACCAGTCCAACTGCAAGACTTGAAGTTAATGGAGGGAATGTTTTAGTTGGAAATTCTGTCGCCAACAATCAACTTACTGTAAGCAGAACAGGGGCTAATGCAAGTTCATTTTCTATACAAGCTTATACGGATGTTGTTACTTTAAGTTATACATATACCGCACAAGGCTTAAAGTTTTACGATGCAACTGCGGCGGCAGAACGAGTCAGAATAGACTCTAGCGGTAATTTTATGGTTGGGACTACCGCAAGTACAGTTACAAGTGGTGGACTTTATTTTTCTGTCAATAACGGAGGAACTGGTGTTTCTCAGTTGAATGTTGGACATATAACTGGTTCAGCTAGTGGTGCAGGTTTTCATCAATTCTTTTACGCTGGCACAGGTATTGGCTCTATCACTCAAAACGGCACAACAGGTGTTTTGTATAACCTAACTTCTGATTACCGACTTAAAAATAATCCTGAAGTTTTAACAGGTGCTAAAGACTTTGTAATGGCACTTCAGCCTAAAAAGTGGCAATGGTGGGATGGTTCTGGTGAGGGTGTAGGTTTTATTGCTCACGAGTTTATGGAAGTTGCTAAGTATTCAGGTCATGGCGAAAAAGACGCTGTAGATGCTGAAGGCAAACCAATCATGCAATCTATTCAACCATCGTCTTCTGAAGTTATGGCAAACCTTGTTTCTTTAATCCAAGAACAACAAGCCTTAATCGAATCACTCAAATTACGACTTGATGCCGCTAATCTTTAAAAGGAAAATATCATGACTACACAATACACATGGACAGTTACCGCAATGGACTGTTACCCACAAGAAGCGGGTAATACAGATGTGGTGTTCACCGTACATTCGACTTGTGCGGGTACAGATGGCACTTACAACGCCTCTATTTACTCAACTTGCTCTGTACCTACACCGTCAGGCACTTTTACGCCATACAGCCAATTAACGCAATCACAAGTATTGGGTTGGATTTGGGCTAATGGTGTGGACAAGACCGCTACAGAAGCCGCTGTCAATCAGCAGATTCAAAACTTAATCAATCCTCCCGTAGTGACTCCCCCGCTACCCTGGGCAGCATGATCTGTCAATGGTCAATCACAGGGACTCAAGCCCAAGATGGTTTGATTCTTTGTGCTAAATATCATGTGACCGCAAAGGAAGATGACCTATCTGTTGAGACAGAGGGTTATTGGACATTTGACAGCCCAAAACTATCTATTCCTTTTGACCAAGTGACAGAGGAAATGATTGTTGGCTGGATTGAAAAAGAGACTATGCGAGATGGCGTTTGCATCATAAAATCTAGGCTACAAGAGCAATTAGATTCTCTGAGCAAAAGCCAGTTTACGTC